GGTGAGGTGCGGGTGGGCGCGCAGGACGGAATCGGCGAACTCCCGCAGGCCCGGTGTGTTGGGGTCCGTAAGGAGGAAGCCGCTCGCCTGGTTGACAAGCGCCTGAGCGTCCGAAATGCCAGGCCTGATGAGGCTGAGCCCCACGCGCGGGAACGAGCGCGATGGGTCGGAGTAGGAGCCTGTACCCGTCTGTGGGTGAGGATAGCGCCGAGCAAGAAAAACGACGGGAGCCGCCGCGGGCTGCACGGTGACCTCCAGCTCGGCGCCGTACTGGGCGCATACCGCCGCGATTAGCGGTCCGGTGAGCTTGGCTGGTCGAGCCATGAAGCCGTCGTCGCCATTGGCAGCGACGCCGCGGTTGAACTGCTCCGCCGCCTCCTCCTGAGTCATTCCCGCACACAAGCAGGCGCTCCACATCTGGAAAGCGCACCACAGGGTGGTCATGACCGAGGTCCAGGGCGTGCCAGAGCTCATCGTCGCCTCCACCGACATGACGTCCACATCTCCGTTCTCGCGCGGGATGAGGTTAGAGGCGAGGCCCTCGTCGAGGAGCTCGCTCTTTGCCTTTGCGCGGTACTCAGAGGCCACGAGGCCGTCGATGACGGCGAGGTGGAATGCGCGCCCAAACGTGGTGAGGTGGGCGTCGCACTTGGATTGGTCTTGGTCGAGGATCTCGTCGGTGCCCTCGCGTGCATACAGGGAGATGTCCTGCACGCGCTGGGCGATCTCAGTGGGCTTGGCGCCAGACATGTACCACGGGAAGCCCTTACAGTACGTCGCAACTGCGAACGACGTCTGGGCTGTGGTCTCCATCTTGGCGTCAGGCACCGGAGTGATCTGACGAGCCGGCGCCACTGTACCGCGTTCGTGCTTGAGGTGAGGCACGTTCACGTTGACAGGGCGGGCGATGAGGAACTCGGCGCGGCGCTGGCGCTGGCGCATGCCAGGAGCGTCCATGAGCTCAAGCACCTGCTCGTAGGGGAGCAGCACGAGCTGCGGACCATCTTCCGCATCTTCCACGGCGACGGGGCCGAGGTTGATGACCGTATGGGGACGGTGCTCCGCGACCACGGGGGGCCGACGGAGGTAGTTGATGAAGCTCCGGACGTGGCTGGGCCCGAAGGCCGGCACA